TGACCATTGATGATCTTGTTAAGCGGAATGTTGTTGTTTCAATGGGTGCTCTGGCTGAACTGGGAAATCCGGAACACCAGACTCCTGCTACAACACAATCGGCATTAAACATGACCAAAATTCTGTCGCTCCCGTTTCGTCCGTCGATTCAAGAGCTAGGAACTATCGATGCGTTGTGCAAAGGTGAGTACGGAGTTTCTGCTTATCAAAGCGGCAACTCCTGTCACCCTGTCTTACATGCAGAGAGGGCCATTGCGGAAGACATCTGTGTAGTCGCGGTTCGCCGCGATCATACCTACACAGGTCTCATCTTAGACGTGGGCGGCAGCGTTACGCGTCACGAAAGGTACTCTCGCACCGATATTCATTCGCTCTGTCCCAGTTTGACTGGGCAGGACGTTATAAGAAATATGAAATATGATCAGCTGCTGGTTGGTTATAGTTGGTGCAAAAATGTATTAGGGAGGTGTCGTTGTAAGACGCAGTCAACCACTGCGCCTTTAATATTCATCCATTCCTTGTACTACTTCACACAAGCTGAAATTGCCTATCACATTCAAAATCGTGGATATGCGATGGCAGCTGTACATAATTTTAAATTGGGCACAAGCCATTGGTACGGCAGCATGAATTCCCCGGAAGCCTCAGTATATGTCAAAGAGGACCAGGTTATAATGCAAGTTCGTGGTTGTGCCTATAGTTATAGTCACCCAAACCCGCTGTGGTTGACTCAATCTAATTCGTATCGTGTTTTAACCGCTTCTGGTTTATTATGTCTAACTTGGAATCTATTTCGAGAATTGGGACAAACTAGAATTTACGAATTTAGGGCGATTTATGCACCCACAGATGGGCCACAGGTGCCACTAGGAGCATTTCCTTTGTACAATGATAAGATCACTGAATCTACCGTGTTTCAGATGACGATTTTGCCTGATGGCAGTTCCGTTCCCCTAGCTTTTGTTGAGGAAATGGTTACAAAGTCCATAGGCATGCCTAAAGACGAGGACACTTTATTGATCCTCGTGAATTACGCTCGCTCTCACCTTAAGTTTAAGAACTACGGTCTCGAGCTTATGGGATCGTCATTGTTGATCGCTAAAGTCTGTAAATATGCCTTGGGCATGTCCATGAGAATCGAGAATACTACCTCAGCCAGTTATATTGGGGAGTTTCGTCTTGACAGTTTGGATTACAGATACCGTAGAATGGAAATTGGATTTGCTAAATATTATGTCAGCAAGTTAGTGTATAAGTTGGTGTCCTGCTGTTCCAGTAAATCATTGATAACCAGCACCCATCAACAGGCTAACATCGCGGCAATATCGCTACTTAGGCCTAAGCCGTTACGGGCAAATTGTGAGGTAATAGTTGGCGTAGACTCAGTTAAGACTAGAACCCTCGGGCTGATGCGGTATGGGCCAACTGTGAGAGAAGTTCAAATCGGCAAATTTGCCGATTGTCAGGAGAACGAAATAGTAGCTCTCAATCAGCGCCTCATGAATACCGATATACACGTTCCCAAGCCTGCGGCATGGCGACTCTTCAAAATGTGGTTAGATCAACACATAGATACTATATTACCACATACGGAGATAGCGCCCGTGTCATTTGCTTTGTGGAATGCCAAGTTCCCTCGGGCTAGACAACTTGAGAATTCTCGTGCTATAGCCAAC